ATGTTGACGGCGCGGGCCGCGCAGTGCCCGCCGCGCGGGAGCTGGCGGACCTGGCTGGCGCTCGGCGGACGCGGCGCAGGCAAAACGCGGACAGGTTCCGAATGGGTGCGGTTTGCTGTCCTTTATGGCGGCATCTCGCGGATCGCGCTGGTTGCACCGACCATGCATGACGCGCGCGAAGTCATGATCGACGGGGAGTCTGGCTTGCGCCGCATCTGCCGCGCCGGTGAGATAATGCCTGACTATGAAGCCTCAAGGCGGCGTCTCATCTGGCCGAACGGGGCGCAGGCGCAGGTGTTCTCGGCCGAAGACGCCGATAGTCTTCGCGGGCCGCAGTTTGAACTTGCCTGGTGCGATGAAATTGCCGCCTGGAGTGATGCAGAGCCTGTCTGGGACATGCTTCAAATGGGGCTGCGTCTTGGTGAGCGTCCGCGTGCGCTCCTGACGACGACGCCCCGGCGGCGACCTTTGATCCGAAAACTTATGAGTGATGCGAGCGTCGCGGTGACGCGCTCGAAGACGGTCGAGAACAGTGAGCATCTGTCTCCAGCTTTCCTGGCGCATATGCAGGCGCGCTATGGCGGCTCGCGGCTTGGCCGGCAGGAGCTGGACGGTGAGTTGCTGGACGCCGATGAAGGCGCGCTTTGGACGACAGCGATGCTGGAGCTAGCGCGAGCGAGCGCGCCTCCAGAGACGTTCTCCGAAGTTATCGTCGCGATCGATCCTCCAGCGAGCGTTGGTCCAAAGGCGGATGCGTGCGGGATCATCGCGGCTGGCGCGGCCCGCTCGCCGGAGCGCCGAGACCATGTCTGGGTGCTGGCGGATGAGACGGTTCAGGGCGTCACGCCGCTTGTCTGGGCGCAGCGGGCGATCAATCTTGCTGTGCGAGTGGGAGCTGGCCAGATCGTCGCGGAGGCCAATCAGGGCGGGGAAATGGTGCGAAGCGTCCTGCAGTCTGCTGGATGCAAGCTGCCTATCCGGTTGGTGCATGCCCGCCTGTCAAAGACGGAGCGCGCGGCGCCGGTCATCACGCTTTATGAGCAGGGTGGTGTTTCGCATGCAGGCCGGTTTGCCGAGTTGGAAGAAGAGATGCTGAGCTTCGGCTCCATTGAGCCTGGCCATTCGCCTGACAGGGTCGATGCCCTCGTTTGGGCTGTGACGACGATTACTGAGCAGATCGGCCGTCGGCCGCGGGTCCGGCGGCTTTGAGCGGCGGAAGAAAGTGCGCCGTCCATCCCGAAATCGCCCGGTGATGCAGCGTTTTCACAAAGCGTCCGACCGGATGGCCCGCCCGTCTAGGCTTCTCAAATCGACGAAGAGCTGAAGGCGGCGAACGAAACAGTCGTTTGCTTCCGGGCATAAGGAGACCGCCGCGCATGAGATGGCCCTGGACTAAAATCGAGACGCGTTCTGCCAGAACATCGCTGGTTGCGCTGGCGAATTTGCCATCGAATGGATGGGGCGGTGTCGATGCCGGCACCTTGATGCGTGACGGCTATATCGGCAACGCAATTGTCTATCGATGCGTGCGCATGATCGCAGAAGCCGCCGCTTCCATTCCGCTGAAATGCAGTGATGAGACGGCTGGTGAATTGCTGTCGCAGCCTTCGCCGGATGAGGCAGGCCGGGTCTTTCTGGAGCGCCTTTATGGCGACCTTCAGATTACCGGAAATGCCTGGGCTGAAGCGGTTACGCTCGCCGGAGATGAGACGCCGAAAGGTCTCTTCGCACTCCGTGCCGATACCGTCCGCCCGATGACGAATGCGCAGGGCGGACTGATCGGCTGGACGGTGCGCCAGCGCCGCGGCGAGCGCTCTATTGCGCGCGAGTCTGATGGGTGGATCCCTGTGCTTCATCTGAAGCTCTACCACCCATCCGATAGTGTCCTTGGCCTGTCGCCGCTGGCGGCCGCGCGCAAGGCGCTTGATATTCACAATGGGGCAGCCGCCTGGGCGAAGGCGCTGATCGACAATGCGGCCCGTCCGTCGGGCGCGCTGGTCTATGGGCGCGATGGCGCAACGCTGACGCCTGACCAGTTCGACCGCCTGAAAGACGAGCTTGATAGTGCACATACGGGCGCAGCGAATGCGGGTCGGCCATTGCTGTTGGATGGCGGCCTCGACTGGAAGCCGATGTCCCTGTCGCCAGCGGAGATGGATTTTGCTGGCACACGCAATGCCGCCGCGCGCGAAATTGCGCTGGCGTTTGGCGTGCCGCCCATGCTGCTCGGCATTCCGGGCGACAATACTTACGCGACCTATAAGGAGGCCAATCTGGCCTTCTGGCGGCTCACGGTTTTGCCACTGGTTCACAAGGTGTCAGACGCTCTGGCGATCTGGCTGTCAGCGCGCTTCGACGATGTCGCGATCCGCCCGGACCTTGATGAGGTGCCAGCTTTCGCAGCGGAGCGTGAGGCGATGTGGACGCGTCTGGAAAACGCGTCATTCCTCAGCGTGGATGAGAAGCGCAAACTGGCGGGTCTGCAATGATCTGGCCGGTCAGCCCTCAGACAGTGGCCGCGCGGCCCCGGCTATTCGCCGGAGACGCAGTTGCCGCCACCGTCACGCACGCTGCACGGATCGTTCGCGTCAAGCCAGGCTTTCGCCGGTTCGAGGTTTTCCATGCAGGACGCGGGCGCGTTGGGAAAATAGTGACTGCGATAGTACTGGTAGACCATCTCCTTGAGGATCTGAGCCTTTCGCGGCGGAGACACCGGATAGGTGTCCGCGATCATCAGGTCACCAAGCGCACATTGGGGATAAGCCTCAGTCCAGTCGCGCACCCAGACGCCGCGTGTGAGCGCGCGGTAGAGGTGAGCGGTGCCGCGTTGTTCTGGCGAAAGATCGTCGCGGGCCAGCAGATCTGCATAAGCGCGCTCGGATCCAGGCTTCGGGTTGGCGTTGTAGGCAGCTTCGTAGAGCGACTTGAACTCTGCATCCGACAGTGTCGGCGGCGCGGCTTCGACGACGGGGGCATCGCTGGCGGTCGTTTCGCAAGCGGCCACAACAAAGAGTGCGGCGAGCGCGATGGATCTGATTTTCATGTGCTTTCGTTCCCTGAAATATCGTCGGCTAAAACTGCCATCGGGGCCGCGTCCTCGGCAATACCCCTGAGGGGGGATAGCGATGTTTGAGCGCAAACTGGCCGCTGGGTTTTTGCTGGCGCTTGGCGTGCAGACCAGCAGCGCTCTTCTCTGGGCGGGCGCGGCAGCGCAACGCATCCAGACACTGGAACAGCGCGTCGAGCTATCACGGCCTGTCGCCGAACGACTGGCACGCGTGGAAACGCACCTTGAGGCCATCGAGACACAGCTGGACCGGATCGAGACCCGGTTGGGGCAGCGCGATGAATAGGGCTGTGCTGATCGAAGGCTATGCCGCGCTGTTTGGTGCGCCGGACCTGTCAGGCGATGTCGTTAGGGCCGGGGCGTTCGCTCGAAGCCTGCGGCGCGGCGGCGTGCCGATGCTGATGCAACACAAGAGCGGTGCGCTGGCGGGACGGTGGACGCGGCTCACCGAAGATGGGCGCGGGCTTTTCGTGCGCGGCCTAGTCGAGGCTGATGGCTCCAAAGCGATGCTGAATGCGGGGTTGAATGGCCTGTCCATCGGCTTTCGCGCCCGGCTGTGGCGGCCACGCGCAGAAGGTGGGCGAGAGCTGATCGATGTCGATCTCGTCGAAGTGTCGCTGGTGGGCCAGCCCATGCAGCCGCGCGCAAGATTTTCAACAGTTGGAGGGGCTGCGCGGGCAGCCTGATGAAGGAGAGAAGATGACCAAGGAAACCAAGATGGCGGCGCCTGAAAAGGTATCGACCGAAGACGTGATGTCGGCGTTCGAAGCCTACAAACAAGCCAATGAGGCCCGCCTTACCGAAATTGAAGCGAAGGGCGCCAGTGATCCGCTGATCGATGACAAGCTGAAGAAGCTGGACCGCCGGCTGGACCAGCTGAGCCTGAAGGCGGCGCGGCCCGACACGGATGCGCCAGCTGTAGAGGCCGACACGGCCCGCGCGGATGCATGGTCGCGCTATATGCGCAGCGGCGATGAAAGCGGCCTGGCGCGGCTCGATGTGAAGTCGCTGTCTGCGGGTACGGACGATCAGGGTGGCTATACCGCGCCGGCTGAGCTGGACCGTCTGATTGAGGCGCGTCTGATGCAGGCCTCGCCCATGCGCCAGATTGCAAGCGTTCGGCAGACCTCTGCTGGCATCTATCGCAAGCCGGTGAGCCTCGGTGTTGGCGCGGCCTGGGCCGGTGAAACGGCAGCGCGTCCGGAAACCACGACAGCTGGGCTCAGCCTTCTGGAATTTCCGGCCGGTGAACTCTACGCCATGCCGGCGGCCACGCAGACTCTGCTCAACGATAGCTATGCTGACGTCGATGAATGGCTGGCGGATGAGGTTGAGGCGGCGTTCTCAGTTCAGGAAAGCGCAGCCTTTGTCACGGGCGATGGGGCGGGCAAGCCGCGCGGCTTTCTCGACTATACCATCGTGGCTGATGCCTCTCACGCCTGGGGGCAGATTGGCTCGGTGGCAGGTGACTTTACGGTCGATGATGCGGGCGACCAGCTGATCGATCTCATTCAGGCGCCAAAGAGCCAGTACCGGGCAAATGGCCGCTTCGTGATGAACCGCCGCACGGTGGCGGCTGTCCGCAAGCTGAAAGACGCCGATGGCCGCTATCTCTGGCAGCCGGGCCTCAATGGCGAGGCGCAAACCATCTTTGGCTATCCAGTGACCGAGCTGGAAGACATGCCGGACATTGGCACGGGCAATGCCGCAATTGCGTTTGGCGACTTCCGCCGGGGCTATCTCATTGCCGACAGGCAGGGCGCACAAGTGCTGCGCGACCCATATTCGGCCAAGCCATATGTGCTCTTCTACACGACCAAACGGGTCGGCGGCGGCGTCCAGAACTTCGATGCCATCAAGGTGATGGAGTTCTAGTCACCGGCATCTGATCGCGCCTCCCCGGAACGGGCCGGGGAGGCGACCTGGCTCTCTTTCAATTGGATAACTGACCATGACACTGACGGTGATTTCACCGCCGGGCGAGACGGCTTTGCCTCTGGCTGCGGCAAAAGCATTCCTGCGGATCGGGCATGATGGCGAAGACACGCTGGTTGCGGATCTTGTCGCCAGTGCGACGGCGCAGCTGGAGACGGCGACAGGCCTTGCGCTTGTAAGCCGGGTCCTGCGCCAAAGCTGGCGCTGTTGGCCTACAGGGTTTGGCGCTTCCGGCGCCTTGCTGCGACCTGGCCCGGCCAGAGCTCTGACAAGTGTGACGCTGATTGATGAGGCTGACAGCGAAACGGATCTCTCCAGCCTTTTTGAGCTGGTCGGTGATAGGCTTTGCCTCAAGCCATCGAGCTGGCTGCCGCCCATTCCATTGGGGGGGCGGGTTGAGGTGACGTTTGAGGCGGGGTTTGGAGCGGATACCGACATTCCGGCTGACCTTGTTCAGGCACTTAAGTCTATTCTCGCTTCGGCCTATCGACGGGGCAGCGATGATGGCATTCCTGATGAGGCCCGCGCGATTATCGCGGCTCGCCGGGAGGTGCGAATATGAGCGCCGACGGCATGATCTGGTCTGCCGGAGCAGACCTCCAGCGTGCATTTCTGATGGCTCTGCGAGCCGATAGCGACGTCCAGGCGCTGCTCGGGACACCGGCCCGCATCTATGATGACGAGACGCCCGAACCTGTCTTTCCGTGTGCGCAATTAGAGCGCCACGAAGTCGCTGATCGCGGCAGCGCGGGGAGCGCCGGGCAAGCCCATACGATCACGCTTGGTGTGCGGTCCCGCTTTGGTGGGCGGGCAGCGGCGCAGGAGATTGTTGGCACGCTGAGGGCGGCGACGGACAGGCTGGAGGTGTCGCTGAGCGGGCAGCGCATTGTGCTGGTCCAGACGGTCTATTGCGACGTGATGCGGACCAGCGATCTGCGCGAATTTCGCGGCATCGTACGCGTGCGACTTCTGACAGAGGAGGCGAGCTGATGGCTGGCCAGAAAGGACGCGATGTCCTGATCAAGATTTCCGATGGTGGGTCACCGGAAGCATTCACGACGCTGGCCGGTGTGCGGACCACCGAGATTGAGCTGAACCAGCGACCCGTCGATGCGACGAGTGCGGATAGCCCGGATGGCTGGCGCGAATTGCTGGCGGGCGTGGGTCTGCGCGCGATGCGGGTACGAGGGCGGGGCCTCTTCAAGGATGCGGCCAGCGATGCGCGCATGCGGAGCGTGTTCTTTGCAGGCGAAATAGCGCGATGGACGCTGGTCGTTCCGGGGCTTGGGTCTTTTGTCGGACCATTCCAGATCGCCCAGCTCTCCTGGGGTGGCACGCATGATGGCGAAGCGACGCTTGCGGTCGAGCTGCAAAGCGCCGGCGAGCTTGCTTTTGAGGTGGCGGCATGAACGGCGCGCGGGGCGAAACCAGCATTGTCGTGGACGGCGTTGAGCGGCGGCTTTGCCTGACTTTAGGGGCGCTGGCTGAGATCGAGACCGCGTTTGGCTGCCAAACGCTCGGTGAGCTTGAGGCGCGAATGCGGCGTCTGTCGGCGAGTGAACTGATGCAGGTGCTGTCGGCGCTGCTGCGCGGGGCAGGTGAGAGTGATGCGGCGGCTGCTTTGCAAGCCTCAGCGGTCGGTGCCGGGGCGGCGGCCAAGGCGGTCGCGGAGGCGTTTCGTGCTGCCCTGGACTGAGATGATGAAGGCGGCCGCGCTTCGCGGAGTTATGCCCCGATCATTCTGGCAGCTGTCTCTGAAAGAGTGGCGCGCGCTGTTTGGCGACGCTGGCGGCGTCATCGGCCGGACTGATCTGGCGCGCCTGATGGACCAACACCCCGACAAGGAAGGATCGTGAGAATGGACGAGTTTCAGGACAGTCTGACGCGTGCAGGCGATGCCGTCTCAGCGCTGGTCGAGGGGCCGGGCGCAGTGGCCGCGCGTTCGCTTGAGCAAGCCTTTGCCCGCGCGGGTGATGGCATAGAGGCCGCGCTTTCAAGAGCGGCCCGGTCAGGCGAGCTCGACTTCGCGCAGATGGCGCAGTCGGTGATTGCCGATCTCGCCCGGATTGCCGCTGAAGCGGCCCTGGCGCGGGCGGGGATTGGTCAGGCGTCACAGGCGTTCACGGTGAATATCAATGGGAGCGGCTCCGGCGCTGGCAGTCTGCCGGTCGGTGCGCGAGGGGATATCTCCAAGGCTGTCGCCAAGGCCGCAGCGATGGGAGGGCGCTACCGATGAGCGAGGACTTCTTTGAAGGGCGCTTGCCCGTGCCTGTGGGCCTCGGCGCGAGCGGCGGACCAGAGTGGCGGACTGAAACGATCACGCTGGCGAGCGGGCGCGAGGTGCGCAGTGCGAGCTGGAGCGAGGCGCGCCGGCGCTGGGATGTGGTGACGCCGCCTCTGTCGCGCAGTGGCTTTGCGGCGTTGCAGGGCTTCTTCAATGCGCGTCGGGGGCGGCTTCAGGGCTTCCGGTTCGCCGATTTGACGGAATTTTCGACGGCTGCGCCGGGGGAGAGTGTGAGCCATGAGGATGAGGCGATCGGCGTGGGCGATGGGACGCAGACGGTGTTTCAACTCGTTCGGTCTACCGAAAGCGGCGACCTGCAAATTGTTCGAAAGCCGGTCTCGGGCAGCATTTTGGTCGGGCTGGACGGGGTGCTTCAGACATCTGGTTGGAGCGTCGACACAGCGACTGGGCTGGTGACGTTTGAGGCGCCCCCGGCGGGCGGCGTCGTTGTGACGGCTGGGTTTGAATTCGACTGGCCCGTGCGCTTCGACACCGACTTTCTGGAAACGAGCTTTGAACAGCCCGGCGTGGGGCGCGTGGTCACGCTGCCTCTCGTTGAGCTTCGCTGAGGGCATTCGAGATGAAACTGATCGATAACGCTTTTGCTATGCGCCTGTCGGCCGATGTGCTCACGACATGTCTCTGCTGGCGTCTGGAGCGCCGGGACGCCGTCGTCATCGGGCTGACCGATCATGATCGGACGGTTCAGTATGACGGGCTCGATTATGAGCCGGGCGCGTCGGTTGCGGCGGGGCGGTTTGAGACGGCTGGCGGGCTTCGTCCTGGCCGCGCCTCTGCCGCAGGCGCGCTGTCAGCCGATGCGATCAGCGACGCGGATCTCGCCGCTGGTCTCTGGGACGGCGCACGCGTGGATGTGTACCGCGTGGACTGGGAGGCGCCTTCTCTCGGTGAGCTCATCTGGACGGGATACTTCACTGAGATTTCGCAGACGGGCGCTGGGTTCGAGGCGAGCCTCATCTCTCTAAAAGCCGATCTGGAGCGGCGTCTTGGCCGCAGTTATTCGCGTGGCTGCGATGCGCGCCTTGGTGATGCGCGCTGCGGTCTGACGGGCGTTGAGGGCGAGCGTTGCGACAAGCGGTTTGAGACTTGCCGAGACGTCTTCGCCAACGCCGAGAACTTTCGCGGGTTTCCGCATATGCCGGGACAGGACTTCCTGCTCGCCGGCCCATCCGGCAGCGGCAATGATGGGGGGCGGCGATGA